ACTAAAATGATGGGTGGTGGTTACTCAATGAAGAAAAAGAAGTAGCCATGAAAGGTGTTAAACATTACCTAAAGGATGGAACGGTCTGGACTGGTGCTATGCACAAAATGAAAGATGGTTCTCTCCACACAGGTAAGACACACACTAAGTCTAGTAAGAAGTTACTACACTATGGTGATTTAAGTAAGACAGTATTAAAGAAGTTGAAAAATGGCGATAAAAACAAAAAGCAAAGTTAATGCAGCTGGGAATTACACCAAGCCTACATTACGTAAGAACATATTCAACCGTGTCAAAGCAGGTGGTAAGGGAGGTGCTCCCGGTCAATGGTCAGCCAGAAAAGCACAGATGGTTGCCAAAGCATACAAAGCCAAAGGTGGAGGATACCGTGGATAAGTGTGATACTTGTGAATGTTACGAATGTGATAAAGAAGAATGTAATTGTGACTGCCACGAAGATAAGGTAGCTGAGAGAGGTAATGATTGAGTTTGTGTTAGTGTTTATGATGGGATTAAGAGTAGTAGACCAAACACAAACCTTTGAAGACATAGATAGATGCTTGTACTTTGCAGAGAGATTACACAAGCAACCATCCGTACCACAGATGGAAGGAGCAAATCTACAGATAACAGCATACTGTAAGCCTAGAAGGAAACGATAATGTTAGCAGAACTCGCAGCAGCAAACGCAGCCTTCGGTGTAATTAAAAGTTTTATATCAAATGGTAAAGAGCTTTCAGGTTGTGCTAAACAAATATCAGATTTTGTTTTTGCAAAAGAAGGTTTAGAGAAAAAAGCTAAACAGAAAAAAGCTAAAGGTGTAGGTGGTGCAGATTTAGAAGAGTTCATGGCTCTTGAGCAGATAAGAGAAAAAGAAGAAGAACTCAAGAAGATGATGATATATCTAGGTAGACCCGGGTTGTGGCAGGATTGGCAACAGTTTCAAGCTGAAGCAAGAAAGTCTAGACGTTATCAGGAAAAGTTAGCAAAGAAACGTCAAGAAGAGATAATGGAATATGTAGGATATAGTATAGGTTTTATTATCATTATATTCTTTGCAGGATTAGCAGCTTGGTTAGTAGCTAAGTGGACAGGTAGATTATAACCCCATGTATAGGCATCTGCACGTTGCAAGAAAATGTCTGCATAGGATGCAATAGAACAATAGAAGAAATTAAGGAATCATATGAGAGCACCACAAAGGTCACTAGCAAATTGGACAAAACAGAAGTGGACAACTAAAAGTGGTAAACCTAGTACACAAGGGTCAAAAGCTACCGGTGAACGTTATCTACCTGAAAAAGCGATTAAGGCTCTTTCTTCCAGTGAATACGCCGCCACTTCGGCTGTTAAACGCAGAGCAACTAGAGCAGGTAAACAAGTGGCTAAACAACCCAAAACGATTGCTAGAAAAACGGCGAGATTTAGATGAGAAAAGACAAATTGTACTTAAACTTGGCGAAGCCGCTGCTGAAGCTAGGAAACTATCTATTCAACAAGCACGTGAAAGCTCTAAGAGAAAAACAAGAAAAAGAAGGTCTTAGGAGATTATAATGGAGAACATGGTTTTAGATGCATGGAATGAACTTAGTTACGTAGAAGGTGTTCTATTTACACTATGGTTATTTATTTTATATTATGGTAAAGTGTGGATTGACACTAAGTTTAAACAAAAGGAGTGTACATGTTTACGGCGTTAATAGGACCTATAGCAAATCTAGCTAGTTCTTGGATGAGTAGTAAAGTTGAGAAGGTTAAAGCTGATGGACAGGCTAAAGTAGCACAGGCTAAAGCGAAAGCAGTTGTAGCTGAGAAAGTTGCTGCAGGAGAAGTGCAGTGGGAAAATACTATGGCAGATGCAACAGATAATAGTTGGAAAGACGAATTTGCCTTGACAGTTTTACTTTTACCTGCTATACTAGTGTTCATCCCTAGTATGACAGAATATGTAAGAGTAGGCTTTGAAGTATTAAATACATTACCTGAGTGGTATCAATATCTTTTATTTATAGCAATTAGTGCATCTTTTGGAATTAAAGGTGCTGGACAAGCAATGAAAATAATGGGGAAGAAATAATGGCTACAACAAAAAAACCAACAACTGCAAAAAAACCTGCAGCTAAAAAGACAGCAGTAATTAAAGCACATAGAGGAATGGCTCACGTACCAAGAAATCCAAGAAGAAGACCACCTAATCTTCAAGTAGAACCACGTAGACTAGGAGATGGCAGACCACAGATGCCAAGGGGAAGAAACCCGCGGCTACCTGCTAATTTTTTTCAGATGTCACCAAACGCAAGAAAACAATTTCTAGCAGTTCGTGCAGCTAAGGATGCTACTAGAAGAAGATTTAATCAACGTAGAGGACAACCACAACCATTTACACCTGCTATGAGAGATTTAGCAAGAAGACAGTCGGAAGCAGCTAGAAAAAGAATGCAACAAATGACACCTGCTCAAAGAGAAGCAAAGAGAAAGCAACTAGAAGCTGCAGCAAGAAAACAACTAGATAGACCTACATTACCTATACGAAGAAGACCAACAGTAGAGCAACTTAGAAATGCTAAAAGAAGACGTAGACCTGTAGGAGACCCAAAGCCGAGAAGAAGAGTAACACCTACGCAACGGTCACGTGATAGAAATCAGAATACTTCTGACTCACCACGAGCAGGAAATCCTAATACAGGAGGAGGAAGAAGCATTTAACATGAATATTAATACACTCAGAAAAGAAATTGAGAAAGATGAGGGTGTAAAGTACGAACTGTACTATTGCACAGAAAATCATTTAACTGGAGGTATAGGACATCTTATCACAGAATGGGATGCAGATTACTACGATAAACCTATAGGATACCCTGTACCTGAAGAACAAGTAAACGATTGGTTTGCGAAAGACATAGAAACAACTATAAAAGATTGTAACCTATTATTTTCGCAATTTAATAATCTACCTGATGATATACAACACGTATTAGCCAATATGTGTTTTCAATTAGGTAGACCTAGATTATCCAAATTTAAAAATATGATTGCTGCCGTAGAAGATTTGGACTGGGAAAGAATGGCAGACGAAATGGAAGACTCTCGTTGGTATAAACAAACACCTAACAGAGCCAAACGTTTAATAGCAATCGTTGATAGACAATATTATAGAGAGAATGTACCAACATGAGTAGAGAACTAACTGAAAGACAACAAAAGTTTCTAGCTGTTTTATTTGATGAAGCAGGTGGTGATGTAGTATCAGCTAAGAAGTTAGCAGGTTACTCTGAAACCTCTAGTACTACAGATATAGTTAAATCGCTTAAGGATGAGATTCTAGAAGCTACACAACTCTTTATGAGTAGGAACGCACCTAAAGCTGCTATGGCTATGGTAGGTGGCTTATATGACCCTACAGAGCTAGGTCTAAAAGATAAGATGATGGCAGCTAAAGAATTACTAGACAGGACAGGCTTAGTGAAGACTGAGAAGATGCAAGTAGAAAGCACTGGTGGTGTTATGCTATTACCTGCAAAGAATGATGGATAGAAGTGTAGGTAAGTGGAAATTACCACAACCAACAGATTTAAAAGATGAAGAACAAAAGGAATGGGTACAGATACCTCGCATAGCTAGGACTATTCCATTTGGATACAAGATAAATGAACAAGACCCTGACTTACTTGACCCAATACCATACGAGTTAGAAGCCATAGAGATGGCAAGAAAGTATGTAAAGCAGTATTCCTATCGTGAAGTAGCTAATTGGATGACTACTAAAACGAATAGAGTTATATCTCACGTGGGTTTAAGAAAAAGGTTAATGCATGAAAGACAACGTAAGAACACGGCTAGAACTCTCCGAAAGTGGTCTGAGTACGCCGAAAAGGCGATACAAAAAGCGAAAGCCATTGAAGAAGCAAGAACAGGTGCAAGAGCCTAGTATACAGGAAGTTGCAGACGTAGAAGCAGTGCCTGTAGAAGAACAGAATGTAGTATTTAAACCTAATGCAGGACCTCAGACAGAGTTTCTTGCAGCAGGAGAAAGAGAAGTACTATATGGTGGTTCAGCAGGTGGTGGTAAGTCTTATGCCATGTTAGCAGACCCTTTACGTTACATGGGTCATCCATCGTTTAGTGGATTGTTATTACGACACACGACAGAAGAATTAAGAGAACTTATATTTAAGTCAAAAGAAATATACCCACAAATATGGAAGGGTATAAAGTGGTCAGAACGAAAGATGCAATGGGAAGCACCATCAGGTGCAAGGTTATGGATGTCATACTTAGACCGTGATGATGATGTACTTCGTTATCAAGGTTTGGCATTTAGTTGGATAGGGTTTGACGAACTAACCCAATGGTCTACTCCGTATGCTTGGAACTATATGCGTTCACGTTTGCGTTCAGTTGCACAGGATTTGCCTGTCTACATGAGAGCAACAACTAACCCCGGAGGTCCGGGACATCAGTGGGTCAAGAAGATGTTTATTGACCCTGCACCATACGGAAGACAATTTGATGCCACAGATATTGAATCAGGGAATGTTCTTTCCTATCCAAAAGGACACAGTAAAGCAGGACAAGCTCTATTCAAACGTAGATTTATCCCTGCAAGATTATCAGACAACCCATACTTGTCTGCCCAAGGTGACTATGAAGCAATGCTTTTATCCTTACCTGAACACCAACGTAAGCAGTTGCTTGAAGGTGATTGGGATATTAAAGAAGGTGCTGCTTTTACTGAGTTTGATAGGAATAT